AAACTTCAGCTAAAAAATTTAATAATGCTACACCATACTTAGTTGGTATATCACTAATAAAGTTTTCTAATGATTCTAAGTGTGTACTGAAAGAGTAAGAGGTTTGCGTTCTGGTTGTGGGTTTTGATTCATAATATGTTTTTTACAAATATATTATTAAATCAATACAACTCCAATAGCATCAGCAACATACTGGTTAACTACATTATTGTCAGTACCACCGGTTGCAAGTACTGTACCTGTAACTGCTAATACACCCTGATAACTAAACTCTCCCATACAGTAATATACTAAAAATTTTTGACATAAAAAAATCCCTAGCTATCGAGACTAGGGATTTAGTAGTGGTTTATATATTAGGAGTATTAACCAACCAAATATCCTACAAAGAACATAATACATAGCATTAATGCTATAGCCAGATTGCTTAATTGTCTTGCTGCCTTATCTTCTTCCCAAACATGGTATGCATGATTATAATAAGGTCTAGTCAAATCAATTGATGCTCTCCATAAAAATGCTACAAACATCAGCACTAAAATAATTAGTATGCTCTTTATCAGTATCATAATGAATCAATTCGTCTTTGTAAATATACTAAAGCTTTTTGTAAATCTTCTTTTTCCTTAGATTTATTTTTCTTTCCTGCTCTTGCAACATACTTAATTACATTACCGAGATAGAAATCTTTATCTAATTCCCAAGCTTCTAGTACTTTAAATACTTCATACTGGTTGTCTTTACCACCATAGTACATTGGTCTTGGTCCTTCAGATAAATCTACAATACGCTCTTTATAGTTATCACAGAGTTTACCTGTGATTTCAGGATTAACCAAAGGTTTGTGTGCAGGATAAGGTACACTAGTTGATGTAGTGTAGTTCTTTTTCCAATCTTCATCTGTAATGTTAACCATGACTTACCAGATTATAACAACATCACCTTCATTAAGTACCAACTTAACTTCTCCGTTAATGTCAATACGTTCAACAACTTCCATGTTAAGTGCACTTGTGCGTACATAGACTTGGTCTCCAACAGATACCTCTTCTACTTTATCACCTACTGCAAACACGGTAAGTTTGTTCCACATCTTCACAGCTTCTTGCATGATTACTTCTTCATCCTTTGCACTCAACTGGATTGATGACTCTTTTCTCTTGGGAACATCTAACAAGATTGCTCTCCCTCTTAAACTTTTAAATCCTTTACTCATTTTGTTTTTTATTATATTATCAAATTTTATTCTTGCTTCCAAGTTAGTCTCTGACTCAGCTGTCAACTTCTGCCATATGTCTAACTGTTGGGTTGTCATACATTCTCGTATGTAAGTGCAAAGATATCTGGTTTGCACGCATAGAACTCCCCGGCTACTCCTTTGATAATGTAGTCCCCCACATTAGCAAGCATGTCTCCTTCAAGAGTATCAATGTAAAGATCTTTTACTACACCATGACTTGTAAAGTAACAGGTCTTACAAAAATTCAGAATTTCAAATTGATTCTTTCCATCCCATTGGATAGCTTCAATTACAACTGGTTTTTTTCTGAATTGTTGAGCCATTACTTAAATGTAATAACCTTTACAACAGCCATCTGTGCACTCACTAATTCTCCTACTGCATGATCAAACAAAAAGCTTTTAACAGGAGACTTAGACTCAGAGTTATATTCATCTTTTAGAATATTTGCAATCTCAGCCATCATTGATTTTACTTTAGCCACATTAGAGTCATTAGAAGGATTGAATTCAATACCTACTAATTGTTCTCCAAATGAAAGTACTTTAGTGTCATTTACTGAAACGATCCCTTCTGGGATTGGGGTTACTGTGTTGTCCATAATATTGGTTTTTAAATGTTCATCACAAATATAAAAAAATTTTCTAAATAAAAAAGCCCAGATAATTAAATCTGGGCTTCCTTAGTTTTTAACTTTTAAACACAAACATTATGAACAAGTGTGTAGGCAAATATATAAAATATTTTATTACCTACCCTGTGCCCTATAACTTTTTTTGTAGTTCTTACTTTTCTTCAACTTGCTAGTCTTGGACTTAGCATGAATACCAGGTCGGGACACTTTTACTTTAGCCAACTTGGTAGTACCTTCTTTTATCTTTGCCATGGTTTTATATATTTAGATAATACAATATACAAAATTTTTGAATACAAAAAACCCTGGCTGCTTAGACCAGGGTTCTGCTGTGCTAAATAAACTCATGCCCTCGTTTGGGTCATTACAAATATACAACATAATGTGATTATGACATACTATACTATGCATAACTTGTCATTAAGATACCAAATACATATTATAATGTGCTTTTTAAGACCAGTTATATGCATGTGCATACAATATTGGGATATCACGGTACACTATATGTTCATGCATATAATATCTCCCGGGGACAATCTGTCTAGTCTGGGGGATACTTCCTCAGGAATGAAGGGAGGGGTTTTCTAATATGTAAGGAAATGTGGTGACCCCCCTGCATCAGACCCCCCGGCCCTTCACAGCTGGGTGGGTACCCCCATCTGTTCTGGTTGGGATGTCTGGTGTCTGCCAGAAAAAATCTTTTTTCTTCAACCAGAAAAAATCTTTTGTCTGTCATTGCATGGGCTAACCCTGAACTGCATACCAAATAAAACTATTTGTTATGAAAAATCAACTTCCAACTCTTTCTGCTCTCGTGAGCATCAATCCTTGCAAGTCTCATGACTTTCTATATGTTATAAAGAAAGTCAATAGTGATACGTGGTTGCCACGTATCCCTAAGTCCGTTGTCAAGGACATCATCCAATCTGGTGGATTGTATAATATCCTTTACAGGACTTACACTAATAAAGCTGGATATGAATCCATCTTCATCAGTGCAGCTCAAAAGATTGTGACCAAATAGGTCACATTCTTTTTTGCATTTAAGATTTCCCTCTTAATTGCTAACCCTCAACTTAAATTGAATTATAATTCAATAAACCTTCGGTCCAAATGATACAGACTGAAGTCATGAAGAGGAATTGTTGCAACAATGTCCAAACATGTGTCGGGATATTTCAGACGTGAAATATCAGGTCATAATGAGTGCAGGATCATTAATAGATATAACTCATATGAATACACCTGCATGTATTCATATGTTCTTAACAAATAGTAAGAGTATTAGACGTTGTCTAATACTTTTTCTTTTCCCTCTTTTGGCTAACCCTTAACTTATCTTGATAAATTATTCATTCATTAAAACTTAAACAAAATGGCATTAACAGCAATTTATGCAGGAAACTACATCCGTAAAGAGGGTGAGCAAAAAGGTAAAACCTTTCACATTTACACCATTAAAGGTTCAGCGGCAGAACTTAAACAGTTTGTGAATACAAAACAGTTTAAGCAGTATCCAAGAAAATCTGCAACAGGTGAACCACAAATGCATACTATGTATATGGATGCATTACGTGATGAGTTACCATTATATCTTAAACAAGATGGTAACTATACATTGGATCAATCTGAAACAAGGAAAGATGTTGCAAGATTGGAAATGTTAGAACAAACATCACAAGTTCTTGCAACTGCATTTGCAAACAAAGTTGCAGAGAAAGTATTTGGTGCAGGTAAAGTATCAAGCAGTACTGCAAATGCATTTATGGAAGTTCCAGCAAGTGCAGGTGATGATGCAGAATTGGATGATGACATGTAGCATCATGGAATGATTGAGTAGGACTTAGGTCCTACTCTTCATTTTTTAGTAATTAGTATTCCCTCTTTTTGCTAACCCTTCACTTGAATCAGGAAATAATGCTACAGCATTATTTTGTTTTCTTTAGTAATTAGTATAGTATATACAGTATATAGTATAAGTACTCAATACTCAATACTCATTACTAGTAAATAGTATTATTATAGTATATACTACAGTATATATACTAGATCATACTCAAACCCTTGTAGTTACTAGGATTTAGAATGTTGACTGTGTTTAAATGTGACACAGTTAGTTTGTGAGTGAAAAACTCTTCATACATCCTTACTACTTACTCAACTTATAGAATCTACAGTATATCTCATATACTTATTAAATAAATATAGCTAACAATTTAAAACACATGATTATGACTGACATGAAAACAAGATTAACAGACAACCTAGTTATAGGTATTATTATTGGAGCAGTATCATTCCTCTTATTACAGTATATACTTATACATGTAGTACATGTTCCTTATGGACAGTATGAGACTCCGGATTACAAATCAGTAGGTGGTAACATAGACATTGAATACTATTT